CCAGTTGATTGGGAAACCACCTTCAAGAACATTACCCCTTGAACCGTTTCTCTCTGGAGCAGACCAACCAGCACACTTCAACAAAGTTCCTTTTTTGAACTTCTTGTCATTATCAACATTGACAACAAAACCCCAAGCAGAACCACCACCATTAGTCATAATTTTGATGTACTTAGAACCTTTCTTGATAACCCATTCTTCTTTAAACTTTGCCTTCATTTCATCAGACACTCTAAAGTTTTCATAGTCAGCATTTGCGGCCGCAATCATATTTGCAATACCGTCATCTACGTTATCAAAAGTTTTTTTAATCTCAATAGTCATAATCAGTAATTCCTTTCTTTCTTGATTATATTATTAGTATACATCAAGAAAGAAAGATTGTCAAGGGAAATCGTACATTGTAAGTCATTGATTCTAAACGAAAAGTGAAAAAAGTTTAAATTAATTTAGCGTCCTTGTCTTGGATCAGGGCCATCCAACTGCATAAATTCGTCATTCCAAGAGAAAGCTTCCTTTACAACTGGTTCAGATAGACCTTTATACTTCTGATGAAGAACCTTATCTTTGGCTGCACATAGAACATCTGCTTCAGTTTCATGCAAACCTTCTAACATCTGGATAAACATTGTTTCACGTTTACCTTGAGTTATATCAGCATTACCACCTTCTATAAAATGGTAAAGTTTACGAGCTTCATATGCAAGAACAGAGTGTTCTGTACCTTCTGGTGCATCATTACGTTTATAGGGAACATCACCCTCTGGTAATAACCACTTAATTTTAGGATCAAATGCAGATTTAAGTACCATGCGTAGTGAGTCAGTATTATTGTCTTGAAGAAATTTTACTTTGTCTTTCTTCGATTTTAGTTTGGAAACCTTGTCTAAGATTTCTGATATTAATAGTTCCATTATTAAAATTCTCCTATGGATTCTGTAAGTGTTTTTAGTCTTTGTTTTATAAAGTAGTTTAGTATTTTGCTTCGGTCATTAACTGGAGCACTCTTATATGTATCAAGTATCTCAGACCGTAATTCATCTGGTGAGCAAGTCAAATCAATTAGTTTTTTATTTCTCTGATAATTTCTTTTTATTTCATCATTAGGAAAATCACCATCAACCATCAAAGCTATTTTTTTCTTACTTAATGGTCTTTGTCGAATACCATCCACAAAAGTATTATCAGGCGAAAGTACATTTGGTACACCGTCACTTGTATCACCTTTTAATACGTGTTCCTTTAGATAGTCATCTGGGTTCATTCCATTTATCATTTTCTTTGTAATTGGACTATACTGTTTTACATTAGGAAACTTTTGTAATTGTATAAAGTCTTTATCACCAGAAAGTATCATAACCTCATTAGAAGATTCAGAACAAAGAGTTGCAATAACATCATCAGCTTCTGCACCATATACTTCTACTGACTTGTACGGCATATTACTTTTAACTTCTTCTTTGATAGTGTTAAGACAATTAAAAATGATATCCCAATTCTTATCATCTGTACCTCTACTCTTTCTTCTACTATGTTTGTATTCTGGAAAGTAATCACGCCTCCAGTAATGTCTAGAATCATAACACAATACCATCTCACCAAACTCAGATAGAAAACGTGTACGATACATACGTAAAGAATTAAGTATCATGTGTCGAACCATTTCTTCATCTGGTTCAGACTTCTTTGACATATGCATTTGCATCATAATGCTTGCCATCATAATTTGACTCATATCAACTAATATCATTATCATCTTCCATTATTTTATAATAGCTTGTTACTACATCATCTACGTCATTAAAATCTACAGAAAAGTGTGGAGTTCCATCTGGGTCATTTTCCATATGTGATATAATATCTACCATTGGTTGTATTGCGTGTTTTAAACCGAATGTAGCAAGTATACCAGATTTAAATACTTCTGTCAATACCGTAATGTGTCTCATAAAGTCTTTATCACCAATGTCTACACCGTTTTTTGCTAGTAGTTCTAAATAGGCCATTGAACATTCATTGACTATTTCATCAGTCATGGCAAGTTGATCTACGATAATCAATTCTTCTTTTGTAGGGCCACTTGATCTTTTTTTCCAAGGGCCTTTGATTATTGTAGCAGATGGTTTTTCTTCACTCACTCTGTCATCCCTTCTTCCCAAGTCATACCCAAGTCTGGATAAAATGTACCAACATCACGTTTAGGTTTTCCTATGTTTGGGCCATACCAATAGTACCCTAGTTTAACACAACGACTACGAATCCTTTTTTCTTGATACTCACCATAGAACATACAAACCCAATCACCATGCTTAAGATAACTTTGCATCTGTCTCACATAACCTTGATGATCTGCAAGTTTCGCAATAGAACCTTTAATATCTTTCTTAACATTTGCACGTTCTACAGTAGCGAGTTCTTGTTGTGTTTTAATCCATTTTTTAACTTTCTTAGGATGTAGTTGATGATCCTCTGGAAGATTGTGTAAAGATTCATGAAAACCACTTTTACCATAGTTTGGATTATTTTCAGCCTTCTTCTCTCTCGCCTTTGCGAGACGTTCTACTGCAGCTGCTTTCTGTTCCTCAGACATAGGTTTACGTTTCTTCTTAATCTTAGGAGCAACCCACTTACTATTATCTGTGATTGAAGTAATTCTTTTTTTAGCCATTATAAACTCCTATTGTATTTTCATGTCCCAAGAGATAACTCTCTTTTTGTCTTTTGATTTGTTTGGTGAACTATAATGCATGACAAATGATGGTGTAATTATCATAGTTCCTTCAGATACAGGAATTTCATTAAAAAAAGTTGTATCAGATATAAAATCATTCCAAGGCTGTATGTAAGTGGTAACAGGACTTTCTTTTGGTAAATCTAAATACAAAATACCAGTTATTCCTGTAGAACTGTGGTTGTGTGTTAGATGATAATCATTTTTATCATATGATATAGACCAACAATCAATAATACCTATATTTCTTTGAAAAACCTGTTCAGCAAGAATTGTTAATTCTTCTTTAATTATATCTGCAAATCCTTCAACCAAACCTTCTGTATCAGTTTGTCGATTTGTATAAAAATCTTGAAACTCTTTTGTCTCCTCTGGATATTTTTTTAATAGTTTTACTATATCCTTTTTCTTTTTTTTAAAATTAATTGTTTGCATCTCCCAAAAGGGAATGTTGAATAATGTTTTCTGTTGCATATTATTCTCTATAAGTAGTTGATGTTAATATTTACACGGCGTTTATCATTTGTACATGATGTACTATGATGGGGTTTACTAGGATCAAAAAGTAATACTCTATTTGCACGACTTTCAATTTCTGTACCATCTTCTAATACAGTAAATCCATCATTATCATTTAGGTAGAATATAGCTCCTTTGTGTGGAAATTTAGTATCTACATGATCCTTGTGATGTACTAATTTTTCTCTTCTAATATAAAGATTTGCTTTTGCTCGTATCAAAGTTTCAATAGAAAGTTTCTCAAGTAATGGTTCGATGTCTTTATAGAAAAAACTTTTCTCTGGTGGTATAGGAGTTCCATCTTTATCTAATTTAGGTTTTTCTACTAAACCCATATAGAAAAGATGTATAAAGTAATCTTCATTCTCTATACCTTCTCCTTCAGCAACATTATAACTATAGTTCCAATTGAAATCTGGGCCCATAATTACTTTTTGTATTTCTGTAAATTTTTCTGGTGATAAGAAATAATCTATAACTTCGTGTCCCATATTTAAGTTCCCTTAAAAAATACAACAAAACCATTTAAGAATATTGCACAAGCAACTCCATTAACTACAATCAATGCACGATCATTCCACTTAATAGAAACCCACAACCAACCACAACAACCAGCTGCTTGTAAAAACATATTCCAAGGATATAAATTATTTGTAGTAGCAATCATTGCAAGAACAATAATAATTGATGATGCCCATTTGACATACCAAACTAATTCGTGGTGTTCTTTTAATGGTGTACTTGTCTTTATATCATGCGTCATACTAAAATCCAAATTCTTCAAGTCTTTTCTTTTTTGCTTTTGCATCTCTACGAATCGCAGATGCTTTTGCTTTTCGTTTCTTTTCACCTCTACTCATAAAGGCTTCACGTTCTCTTAATTCATTA